TCCATCATAGTCTTTTGTAATGGTATCTTTATAAATTGTAATGTTGTCATACTTTAATAATGCATCACATGAGTTTACTTCACTGGTGTTCTTATAATATAAGTCATGATTACCCAAGGTTAAATCCATAGTCATATCATTCTTTATAAGATGTTCTATAAAATGTTCTTTGTTTCTTTGTAAGGATAAGAAGTTGATACCAGTTCGTTTATCGAAATAGTCTCCTAGATGAACAATATGTTTAATATCATTTTCAATACAATAAGGGAAAAAGACTTCTTCATAAAATCTTCTCATGTATTCGTGGAAATGTATACTGTCGTTTCTGACACCCGCATGAGTGTCATTTAATACTGCAAATTTCATATATTAGTTTGTCATTATGTCAATAACCCAAAAGTTAAATAACATAAATCCTAGTGTTCCAAATTGTAATAGACTAGCAATTACGATAAAGGTTAGAGCTCTATCACTCCACCATTTATTTTCTGTTTCATGCCACTCTTTTATTTGTTCTGGGGTTGCTTCATCAGGCACCCAACGAATTCCTAATTGTTGTGCTGTTTTTTGGTCTGGTGTTGTAAAATCAAACTCCATTTGGTCGTTCATTTTTTCTTGGTTGGATTAAAATATTTTTCTACACCTACTGGTCTACTATCTTCGGTTTTTTTCTTTTTACCTCTGGGTTTGTAGTTAGGTTCTTGTAAATTATTTTGTAAGAAGTCTACATATAAGGGGTCATAACCAGTAGTTTCACCATCTATAGTTGCTACTGCATCATCAATAATACCACTATTCATAATTGCTTTATGTTTAATAGCAGCTTGTTTCTTTTCTTTTTGTATTCTTCTTAAGAATGCATAGTATATAATCTGAGTTATATATGCAAATGCATTTTGAGATTTTTCTGGATTAAAGTTGTTTATATATTGTAAACAGTTCTCAATACCATCACATATCATTTCATCCCTGTAGGAGTAGTTAATGAAGTTTGGTTTAGTTGATAATCTTGTTGCAATCTTATAGATACATTCACCTATGTATTCTGATACTCTTGGTGGTTCTTTACCATCTTTGATTGCTTGTTTTACTGCATAGTTATGTTCTGATATTGCAGCGGTAAACTCTTTATTATTTACATAATGTTCTGGTTTTGCTTTACTCATATATCTATTATCTCATCATATTGTTATTTGTCAAGTATAAGCTTTTGCCTTGACAGATTTAAAATCACATGTTACCCTAGATATGTACCTTGGAAAGGATGGATATAGCTAATTAGTGCAATATCTTTTTATCCTCTTTAGTAATCATATCTAAGTCCATTTCCTCTTCTAAGAATATCTCTTCTTCTGGTGAAAGCATTTTATCTTTCATTTCAGATGCAAATCTTTCTAGTAAATCCTGTCCTGTGGTCAATTCCTGTTTAGGAGACATAACATTTAAACCGATTTCGTCTCTGAGATGAATCCAGTCTTTACATGCTTTATCATAGAATTGAATGAATTTGTCGTCAATTGTTGTCGTATATACAACCTCATTAGCTGCAATAACAACTCTATTATCCTTTGTAAATGGAACAAGAGGAGACAATTTTATAACTGTTCCCTTTCCTACCATTGATGGTGTAAGTGCAATATTACATGGAAGAGTCATTTCTACTGTTCCATTAGTATCGTTAACCACTGTCATTGCAACAATGTCTTCACCATTTCTTAATTTTAGATATCTGTATTGACTCAAAACTTTACCTCATGTATTGTATATTTGAATTTTTCTTTACTATAGGTATTTATTCTTTCTTTAAAGTGCCTTAAAGTATAATTATCTCTATTCTTATAACTTAAATCGTCTGCAATATCAAAAAGAGTTGCATTAAATTTATCTTTACTTGTTCTTAATACTCTACCAATTGATTGTAATACACGAATTTTTGATTTACTTGGGCTTGCAAATACAATATTGTGTAGGTTCTTAATATTTATACCTGTAGAAAAAGTACCATATGATGCAATAATAACACATCCATTTTCTTTTTCCATTAACTCTCTTACATGTTCTCTGTTCTTAGTATCAGTTCCACCATAGATAAAGAATGATTTGATACCTGCTTTTTGGAATGCATCAAATATCTTTCTACCATGTTTATCTACATATTGAAATAAAATCAAAGTATTACCCTTTTTGTCTAAAGTTAAGTTTTTTATAAATTGTGTTCGTCTCTCATTGTCTGCAAGAAACTCCATTTCTCTAGGGTAATCCATTTGCACTACTTCTTTGGATACTTCTGGTGGATATTTAAGAACTAAACATTGTATATCTAACTCTGCAAGAATACCTTCATTCATAAGTTCTGCACTAGTAGTTACATAATGAGTAGGGCCAAATAATCCTTCTAATACAAGTTTATGGGTCTGAGTATCATCTAGTGTTCCAGTTAGTCCCCATCGATGTCCTATATCTTTCATTTTTTCTATAATACCTGTAAGTGTTTTTGCTTTGAATAAATGTGCTTCATCACCAAATACTGCACCGAATTGGTCGTAAAAAGATTTTGGCATAGTAGATAATGTTTGCCATGTGGTTACAACTATATCTGTAGTTCCTTTCTTATCACCACCATACATCTTATCAATAGGTTTATCATATCCATAATCTGCAAAATCTTTTGACATCTGTTCTACTAATGATGTGGTAGGAACAACGACTAATACTTTTTTCTTATGCATTGCAATGAAATGTCTTGCAATACAATATATGATTGCAGACTTACCACTTGCAGTTGGAGATACTAATAATTGTCTTCTAAATTTTATACCACGAGATATTGCTTCTACTTGATAATCTCTCAATGCAAATCCCATATTTAAATTATCAGTAAAGTCTGGAACTTCTAAATCAGTTTCCCATTGATACCCATCTATATTATATTCTCTATCTTTTGCAAACTGTTCTACTGCATAGTATAATCCAGTATAAATTTTACCAGTTGTTTGTGCAAACAATCGAATGTTTCCATCCCAATATTTGTTGCGAACAGATGGCATAAACTTTGCGCCAGGAACTGGGAAAGTGAAATAGTCTGATAATTCTCTTTTAATAGATTCTTCTGCTTCTATTTTTATATGAGTATTATTGACTTTGGTTATCTGAATGTCGGGCCTGCTATCCATCCTACTAATGATTGTCTTAATCCTCTAGTTACTGGTGTAACTTGGTGATATACAAAAGATGGAAATATAATTATACTTCCTTGTTCCCTTGCATTTTGTTGAGCTCTAAATTTAATATTATCTGGTGTCATGGTTTGTGGGTTTTGTTGAAATGGGTCTGTCCATTCAAAATGTCCACCTTCATATTTATCTGGATGTGTAAGATTTACACTATACGAAAGTTTTCTATAGGTATTTAATCGTTCATCTTTATTTGGGTCATCTTTACAGTCTTCTTCATTATATGGTTCAAAGTGTCCATCACAATGCCAACTATAAAATTCTGGTGCATTTGGGTCGTGTTTGTATGATGTAAATTGATATGTCTCATGATAAGATAAATCAAATTTAAAGTAGTCTTCATTTACCTTTCTTACATGTGGAATAATATGGTCAAATATAGTAAGTCCATCTTGTAAGGTTGCATCTCTATCTAACCATGCAACACCAGATTTACGAGTCCCATGGTCTTCTATTCCATCGTTACTTCCACCTATTTGGCCATATTCATTGTAAGAATTTTGTCCTATTTCTATAATTTCTTCACATATATTTGGTGGGATTGCTCTGGATAGAGTTACACAATGTTCTGGGATAAAAGATGGCATAATATATTAACCTGCTGGGTTAGTAAACTTCAACCAATCGATTGCATTCTTTATTGATTGATGTCTCCATGTAATAATATTTAGTATCTCTTTTAAAGCATCAACACATTCAGTTAAATATTCCACCTTCAATTTAAGGTCTGATAAATCTTTGTCTGCATTGAAATAGTAATTGTAGTCTTGTTTGATAACTCTATGACCATCAAAGGGGTCATATGACCAACCTAGTTCATCTATCTCTTCTTTAGATAACTTATCAGTGTACCATAACCATTTCTTTTTAAGAAGTGTATTGTATTTGACCTCATAAGATTTAAGAGATAATCTCTTTTCATTTAAAAGTTCTAGGTATTTTGCATGTAAAGAAGGTGTATTTAAGGATGCTTTATCCA